TATATGATAAAGAGTGTAGCATAATGGGATATAGTTTATTAACAGGTATTAATTACGATACATTAATGGACTGGGGAGCAGATGAGAGAAAACTAAGTACAAAAGGCTTCGATATCGTGCAAAAACTGCGTGTTTTTCGTGAAGAAAGTCTATCAAACAAACTCGCAACCGGCAACAAAAACCCTGTCGGCATCCTTGCAATACTTAACAGACATTATGCGTGGAATCTTCCCGGTGTCAGCAGAGAAAGCACCGCAAAGGTCATTAAAACGGCCGCAGACCTTCCGCAGCTTGGCGCATCTGGAAACGCTCAAGGCTCTAATATTCATCAAATTGCACAACAAGAAATCGTTGTGCAAGATGTACAAGAAATCCCACAAAGCCAGTAAACAAGCGGTTTCTAGCCGTTTGGCTCACGATAACAGCATTTCGCTAAATTAGACTTTAGCGAAGTGATAAAACAGAACATTTGAGCGATAAAAGCACGACAAAGCTAGTGAACAAGCGGATTAACAGCGATTGCGTGATAATTATTCATTGCGCAACGGCTCCGCTCTGGCTGATTTCATTGTGCATTATTCACAAACGCAGGGCGTGGGGGTTATATATGCACGCATTGCACGCCCAACTAAGTCGCTTAAATATTCTCAAAAATAAAAAGGCTTAGTTATATATAATCCGCCACTATAATTCATTAAACCATATACAATAACCATTATATTTATTAATATATATAGTTCTAATAATAACCCATATAATATATATAATTATTAATCATAGAGCCATATAATATAATTAATAAATCTACTGTACAAATCTGATAAATAGGTGTATAATAGACACATCTTAATTATTCACAAGATATTCAATGAATACACACATCAAAACGGCTAATTCAGCCGAGTAAATTCCAAAAAATTTTAAAAAATAAAAAAGTTAGGAGTTAGAAATGCAGGGAGCAGAGTATCAGGCTTTAGCTATGCGTACTAACGATAAAAAGTCTACAGATAGGCTTCTGAATAAGATTAATAACTTAAAGATTGGTAATCGCGGTGGAGATACGCCAGAGATTGAATTAGGCGGTGTTCTTAATGCTGCATTAGGTTTATCTGGCGAAGTTGGAGAACTTAACGACATGCTTAAGAAATGGATTTTCCATGAAAAGCAGTTAGATGCCGAACATTTAAAACGTGAAATCAGCGATGTATGTTGGTACTTAGCTTTGATGTGCGATTCTTTTGAGTTCAGCCTTGATGAAATCATGCAGATTAACATTGATAAGCTGAAAGCAAGATATCCAGAGGGATTTGATACTTACAAAGCTAATCACAGACAGGCAGGTGATGTTTAATGAATAACATTCAAATTAGTGGATATTGCGTTGATTGCATAAACCAATTTGCATTATTCAGTGCAGAACCGTGTAAGAGTTGTATTAATCGCGGCGGCAAGAAAGATAACTTTGCTCCGCTCAAAGATTTTGATTTTGCACCTAGTGTTAATGAAAAACCGGTAAATGACAATGTTAATCATCCTAGCCATTATGCAACCGGTAAATATGAGTGCATAGATGTTATGCTTGAGATATTTGGTGTTGAAGCTGTAAAGACATTTTGCTTGCTTAATGCTTTTAAGTATAACTACCGCACTGGCAACAAGAATGGCTTAGAAGATATTAAAAAAGCTAAGTGGTACATTGACAAATACATAGAATTGTCAGAATAGCCATATCAATGCCTCATAGCCAAGCGGTAAGGCACCGGACTTTGATTCCGTTAGCGTGGGTTCGAATCCCACTGGGGTAGTTAAACTATTTCCGGCATTAGATCCAGTCGGAATAGTTAGACTACCGAACTGTTTTGCATTTTACAGGGTAGTCCTCCTTCATATGCTCTCTTGGATTTGTTTCAGTTAAGGGTGGTGCAAGACCGCTCGGAGAGTTTTGCCTCGCACAGAGGTGTGAAATTCAACTTATCAAGGTTCTTCTCAATATCCCCCCAAATATTATTGCATTTTCCCTTGATAGCCGTTACAGGCGGTATTTGCCGATATGGGATAAAGGTATTCCAGTAGCTTGCTAAGCTATCCAACAGAAATGTTGTTCGTGTTCGATTCACGATGTCGGCGCTAACTTACGACAGGCTATAAGAGTCAGCCGTAAGCGGTATAAAAAGTCCGCATGAAGCTGTACAAAATGTAGCGACAAAAGCAGTTTCAGTATAACAGTCACGCTACGGCTGTTATATATGGTGAAATAGCCAAGTGGTAAAAGGCAACAGACCGCAAATCTGTGACCGCCAGTTCAAATCTGGCTTTCACCTTGCTGATGTGTGGCGGAATGGGTAAACGCTATTGCCGTAAGATAATTCGTTGAAACCGGCAACTTAGATGACGAGAGTCGCGACAATCATGTGTGGTTCAAATCCACACCACATCAATTACAACAAACTAGGTTAGCTACCGAAAAGCAGACCACGACTGCCTGTTTGTTGTTATATTTAAAATCGTGGGAATTATCATTCGTGGAGGTAAAAATGGGAAAGTTAATTAAACATCGTTCAATCGGAAAAATAAGAATGGAGCTTGCAGATTATGTGCTGAATTGCACAGATGATGAATTGTACGAGCTTTGCGGTGCTGTTTCAGAACTTGAAGGTGTAATATCTTGGTCTTGTGGTGAATGTCAAAAACGATTCAAGCCGGATTGTAGCTTTGACAGTGACGAATCAAGATGTAAGAAACATTTCTTTGAGATGAACAAGCCGGAATAATATTGGTAAAATCAGTTGCCTAGTGATTGCAACACGAAAAGAGTAACCTACGAACTCCTGACAACTGTTTTTATATAAATCGTAGGGTTATCTATCGTAGGAGGTAAAATATGGCAGACATAAAAATTAAAAAGGCTATAATTAGAGAAGATTTATTATCAATAACAAACGATTATAGAAAAGCAATCATTCTCAATCAGTTTATCTATTGGTCTGAAAGAGTGTCGGATGCAGATAAGTTTATTCAAAAAGAAAATGAGATTGCAAAGAGCAATGGAGAAGAGGAAAGAGAGCTTTTCTATGGTTGGATATATAAAACCGCCGAAGAATTAGCTGATGAGGTTATGTTAGGTTTATCTGCAAGTCAGATAAGAAGATATATCAGTGATTTGGTGAATATGGGTTATATTTCAAAGCGAAATAACCCTAAATATAAGTGGGATAGAACATTGCAATATAGAGTAAATCTTGTAAATATTGCAAAAGACCTTAAAAAGAATGGCTATCCATTAAGTGATTACAAAATTGAAATTCCAGAAAACGAAAAAACCATTACGCACGAGTGCGTAATCAATAATGAGCCAATGAAAAATCAAACACAAGCCAGTAACGAAGCAATACCAGATAATACTAACATAGATTACTTAAACAGAGATTATAATCCAGAAATTACTAATAAGGACTATACATCAATTAACATTGATGGAGAGGTACATACATCGTTTTCAGAGAAACCGACGGCAAGAGCTGTCACAAGAGATGAAATGTTGCTTAAAGAAAAAGATATGATTGATAGGTTCAATAACATCTGTGACAACGACATAGATAATTCAGCTATATGTGATTGCGTTAAAGACGGATTTAAGATGTATATGCAGTTATATGAAATCTATTTCCGCAAAGTACACCCAATACTTACAGATAAGACGTTAAAGAATGTATGTTTTGTCCTATCAACTATCACAGATACAGAACACGGACATTTCGACGCTGACGCTATATACGAAACAGACGATAAAGGCATTACAGTTTTACAGAGAATGATTAATGACCACTTTATCAGAGAACATAGAGAAAGCACTAACTACTCAATAACACATTTTGCCAATGCTGAATATCTTGGCAAACTGGCAAATAGATTTATAGAAATGTAAAGGACATATTATGAAAACAGTCTTTGGCATAGCAATGCTAATATGGGTTTATTACAACACCAAATACATTGAAAAAGAAGATATATCTATTGCAACAGCTGTTAAAGAGGGAATGTCAATAATAATATGTTTACTGACAGCTATATTGGCAATTATGATACAGAAAATGATGTAAAACAGACAAGGAGTGATTATTATGGCAGCAGGCGTACACCCACTAAACAAAGAGAAGTTCTACGAAGCAATAAACCTCTACATATCGGGGCAGGCTTCACAGGTAAAAGCGGCAAAAGTAGCAGGTTGTAGCGTACCGACATTTAAGAAATACGCTAACAAGATTTATGGTGGCGAGGAATTACCAGACAATTTATGGGGGAAGACGTGATATGTGTAAATTTTGCGAGGAAAAATTTCCTGCCATAACGCATTATGGCAAATTTAAGATTGATAAGTTGTCAAATACACCTGTAATTACATGCGACTTGAATAAATGTCCGTCCTTTGCAGTGTGTAGCAGTAAAGAGATGAATGTTGAAATGGTAATGAAAATAGCTTATTGCCCTATTTGTGGTAGAAAGTTGGTGGAAGAATGAATGAATTTTTAAAATTTTTTGACGATAAAGCAAAAGACTTTCCAATGCATCTTGAAATTACTTATAGCAAAATATGTGATTGGAATATTTTGATTTATAAAAAAGGCTGTGCTGATGATTACCCTAAAGCTAGGTGTAATGGCGAAGATGTAGTAATTGTCGATGAAAATGATGGTGACATGGAACTTTGCTTTGCTAAGGCACATGTGGAGCTGAAAGAATGGCTTTCGGAATTTAATGGCGGATATTAAGGCGGTGGGAAAATGAAACATCAAAAAGAATGGCGCACTTGCGACAGGTGCGGTGCTGAAATAGAAAAGCCTAAAATATGGTATGACCGAATATTCCCTTATCTAAGAACCGTAAATTTAAAAAGACCTATGTGTTTCAAAGAAATATTTGCAGAAATTGAACAAGGGAGAATAGAGCCGGTTATAAGTAGAGACGGTATAGACAGTATTATATTGGACGAATACTATTGCACAAAGACAAAGCAAATTGACTTATGCCCTAAGTGCAGGAAAGATTTTGAGAGGTTTATGAGGAATGAATGACATTGACAATCCTTTATCAGAGTATCAACCGCCGTCTAAAGAAGCATTGAGAAATTTTGGCATAGACATTTCAAGAGAAGCAGTAGAAAAATATGCTTTGAAAAAGTTTGGCAGACTGCCACAAAGCCACGTTGAAATGAATTTCGCTATATGCTCTAAAATAACCGAGGAAACAAGGAGATTTATGAAGAATGAATAGTGCTTTTACGATTATGTTTTTAATTGCGATTATAGTAGCTGTGGCACTTATGATATCTATATGCATTGCAGGAACAGTGTTTTTGCTTGAAGAAACAGGAATACTTGATGTATTCAGAGAGATTATCAAAAAGGATAGGAAGTGATTTTATGAAAATATCAGAAATGAATAACTGCATTGAAAAAATGCGGGAGTGTTACAAGTTTGATGATGATAAAACGGAAATAAGACTTGGGGATATGATAAGTGGAAGTAACAGATATGTAACTGTCGGCACAAGGGATGAAAACGGAACACAGATTGAAATGACAAGGCGTGCGGATGAATTAGAATAATAATTGCTGATTATCGGCGGAAAGGAATTGTTATGAAGAAGAAAATTTTAGCAGTTGTGTTAGGATTGACATTATGTTTAGGAATGACCGGATGTGCGTCATGGGACAGAATGGTAACAGATATGAAAAGCGATGTAAATGGCGGTATGCAAAGAACAATTACTGTATACACGGCAGATGGTAAAGAACTCGCAACATATGAAGGCAAGATTGATATTGATACAAACGATGGTGGATATGTTAAGTTTGATTTTAATGGTAAGAGATATATCTACTACAATTGCTTTGTAGAAAGCATTGCAGATATTGATTAAGTGATATTACCGGCTACAGATTGATTGTAGTCGCTACCCTTAGAAAGCTAAAGGCTGATAAAACATAGAAAAGGAGATAGAAGCTATGAAGAAGTTATTTGTGAGCGTGCCGATGGAAGGTAGAACAGAGGAAGAAATTAAGACAAGTATTCAGAAGATGAAGAAAATTGCAGAAGCTTACGAGAGAGAAGAACTGGAACTGATTGACAGTTATATTGAGGACAGCCCACCACAGAACAATAATCAGGCTGTATGGTATCTTGGAGAAAGCCTTAAGAAGTTAGCACAGGCAGATGTATTTATTGGAATTGAAGGAAGTTGGTGTTGGAATGGCTGCCACATTGAAATAATAACTGCTGAAAAATATGGCATAAAAACATATACATGTCCAGCAGAACATGTAATTGATAATTATTTTTTATTGCTGGAGGAAAAAGGAATATATGCATGTGCAACTAGGAGAGATATTCCCATCTAACATTTAAAGTTAATTGCTGACCGAACAATAAATATTACCACCACATAAATGGTTTGTGGCGCTACCCTAAAACAGTTTTATAGGCAGAGGTCTATAAGCACCTTTGCTGAAAAGTGGAGGTGCTTTTCTTATGGCTAGTCAGAGCCTTATTTCTACAATCAATGGATATGAAAATTATATAGAGAAAAATGGAATAGATGAAAGTGTTATGGACGCATATATAGAAGCGTCAGAAGTGGCAATTAAGACCGAAAAAGATATCCAGTATGGATTGCAACTAACAAAACGCTGTAAAGAGATTATAGAGCGGTTTTGTGTGGAGCATAGCGGCGTTGGAATATGGGATTTAGAAAAATATGCTCAAGACAACGATGAAGAATATACTTTAATTGACAAATGGTATAAAACTCTTAAAACTGAAAGTTATTATGATTTTGAGAGTTTTATGTTTTATATGGAGCGGAAAAGACATTATAGCAAAAGGTTTTATTTTCCAAGACGACACACCCTTAAAATAGTTGTCAATGACTTGCAAGACCTTGAAAACAGAATAATTAAATTTTATGGATTATCAATGCCGTCAAGAGTTGGAAAGTCCACAATTTGTATATTCTTTCTTGCGTGGGTATCATTACGCAGACCTAATAGCCATTCAGCTATGGGAGGTCACTCTGGAATACTTGCAAAAGGCTTTTATAAAGAACTTATGAACTTATTTACTACGGAAGAATATACATTTTCTGAATTATTTTATTTTTGGAATCCAGAATACGCAAATAAACCACTTGTAACAGATAAAAGTGCTGATGAATTTACAATAACCCTTGGAAATCCAGACAGATTTGCGACAGTTACTTGCCGTGGTATTGATGGAACTTGGACTGGTGCAGTTGATGTATCAAAAGATGGATATTTGTATGTGGATGATTTGGTAAGAGATAGAGAACATTCATTATCACCTATGCGAATGGAAAATACCTATCAAGAGTATCTAAACAAGATGGTTGACCGAAAAAACGATGGTGCAAGAGAATTGATGGTAGGTACGTTATGGAATGTCCTTGACCCATTGGAACGAATGAGAAAGCAATATGAAAATGACTCTCAATACAGATTTAGAAGAATACCGGCACTTGATGAAAACGATGAAAGTAACTTTGATTACGAAATAAACGGCTTTTCAACAGCATATTACAGGGATATGAGAGAAAAACTTGACAAGGCTGAATGGATGGCTAAGTTTATGCAAAAACCTTATGTCCGTGAGGGATTATTGTTCCCGGACAATGAATTGAGATTTTTCAATGGAGACTTTAACGAGGAGCTAGAAAACAAAGAACGAAAAATAATAGCATTGTGCGACCCGGCTTTTGGCGGAGCTGATAATTTATCAATGCCAGTATGCGCTGATTTTGGCGGAAAGCAAAAATATATTATTGATTGGGTGTACAAGAAAGGCACACAAGCGGTTACGGTTCCTTTAATTGTAGCAGCTATCAAGAAACATTACATAACAGAATTGCACATTGAACAAAATGCTGGTGGAAAACTAATAACGGACAGTATAAAAGCTGAAATGAAAAAGCAGAATGTATATTTTTGCAGAATTATTCCATATTACGCAAATACAAAACTACCTAAAGAGGAAAAAATTAAAGGCTATTCTGACAGAGTAAAAGAGATATTCGTTTTCCTCATTAGTAGACAATATCTTGCGATAGATGATAGACCAACTTACATAAGAACACAGATGTATCAAGATGCTATGGATGAATTTACAATGTATACATCAGAGGGTAAAAATCCACACGATGATGCAAGCGATTCGATAACACAGCTTGCAATAGTAATAGATAAAAAGGCAACACAAACAGTAATAATGTCAAGTCCGATATAAGAGGAGGGTTTATATGACAACTAAGGATTATCTTAACCAGATAAGCTATTACAATAAGATAATTGATAATAAGTTGATAGAAATAACACAGTATAAAGAATTATCATACAGCATACCAGCGGTTGTTAATGAAGAAAGAGTTATATCATCATCAGATCCAGACAAAACAGGCTGCGGATATGTCAGACTTGAACAAATGGAAGAAAGCCTTGATAAACTCATAGACAAATACATTGATGTAAAAAATAAAATAATAGAGCAGATAGAACAGATAAACAACGAAGATTATTACACAGTATTGTTTCTAAGATATGTCAGAAAGTTTACATTTGAAAAAATTGCAAATGAAACAGACTGGTGTTGGCGACAGGTACATAGAATACATGCTAAAGCACTACAAGCCTTTGAAGACAAATATGGAAGTGAATATCTGTAAAAGATGTCATAGAATGTCACATTACCAGCGTGGTATAGTATATCTGTAAGAAGTCACAAAGATGTTTCTTCATAAACACATCCTTATCGGAAGCACCGTTGCTTAATTGCGGCGGTGCTTTTGTTATGCAATGAGGTAAAAATATGAATTTTTATATGAATAAAGATAAGTCAATTATGTGTCCGAACTGTCATAAGTTTTTGACTAAGGCAGACAGCAAAGACACAAGAACACATAAATTAGCGTGCAAGCATTGCCACAAATGGATATGGTATGTGCCTAACGATGATGATAATTTTCAGATTAAAGAAATACCGCAAAGCAGAAGTTCAAGCGGCATGACATTTTATTAGAGGTGTAGATAATGCAAACAGGAAGAATTGCTATTTATACAGGTGCAAAAGAAATAACGCCTGACAATATAATATCAATTTTGCGTGAAGCAATTTTGGAACATGATATTAATTCCAACAGAATACAGTTTCTTCTTGATTATGACGCAGGAATACAGCCAATAGTTAGGAAGAATCCAAAGACTTACAGACCAGACATTGACTGTGAGTGCTGTGATAATGTGGCTAACGAGGTCACAGAGTTTAATTTAGGATTTAAGTGGGGAAATCCTATAACGCTAGTTCAAAACGGCGATAATGAGGATTCTAACCTCACAGAAGCTATAGCAGAATTAAATAGTTGCTACGAATCACAGAACGCAAGACAGAAGCAACAGGAACTTGCAAGATATGTCGAAATCGGTGGTGTTGGCTATGTCCTTGTTGATGTGAATACGGAATATGAGGATGGGGAAAGCTATTTTACATACGATGTTTTGGATCCAAGAACAACATTTGTTGTAAGGTCAACAGCTTATAGTGACAAGAGAGTTATTCTTGCAGGCACTTATATCAAAGACAAACATAGCGGTACAAGATATTACACCTGTTTTACAAAAGATATTCGCTATGAAGTTACGGATGGAATAAAAATCACTAACGGACCAGAAAAAGGAAAAACAAGATGGGGATTTTTAGAGAGAAGTGGGGAAGAGAACCCATTACATAAAATTCCTATCATTGAATACACAAGGTCATTTGATAGAATGGGCTGTTTTGAACGGCAAATATCTGAAATGGATAACTTAAACTTGCTTATTTCAGACTTTACTAACGATGTTGAACAGAACACGCAGGCAGTATGGCACACAAATGATGTTGATTTCCCGGTTGAACAGGAAACAACAGTTGATAAAGATGGAACACCACATATCACTGAAAAAGTAAGAAAGCCAAAATCTGGAGAATGGATGCAGACCTATACATCAGCAGATGGTAAAACTCCAATAGTTGAGCCACTTGCAATTAATTACGATTACACAGGTATGCTTAACAATATCCAATCAAGGCGACAGATAATCTTGCAGAAATGCAATGTTCCACAACGAAATGATAATAGCGGTGGCAGTACAGGAGTTGCAATGTCAGATGCAACAGGCTGGTCACAGGCTGAAACAGCGGCGGCAAAACAGCAATTAATTACTGATGGCTGTAAAATGGAAGAAATAAAAGTTGTTCTTGCGGCTATTAAGCTGTCAAACAATGTTAATAGCAGTAATCCATTACTTAAATTAAGGGCAAGAGATGTAAAGCCTAACATTAAGCGACAAAAAACTTATGAAATGTCAACTAAGGTTAACGCTATGGCGACATTGATAAGCCACGGATTTAGTCTTAAAGATACAGTTGATGCAATTCCATTTTTTGATGACCCTAACGATGTTGTAGCAAGAAGCGGAGAAATGGTTAAGGCATATCAAGACAGCATAATTAACAAAGACACACAGAATCAAGCAGAGGGCGGAGATGGCGAACAATCGCCTAACAAAGACCGCACAATGCAAGACTTATCAGACCAGACAGAAAATAGTCCAGTTATAGATAAGAGCAGAACAGATAAATAAATTGATATTGAGCCACAGGGTAGAAATACCTTGTGGCTTTTTATATGCCCTAGAGAAAGGGCAATACAAATATCGCAAGAAGTTGAGAGAACAACAAAAAAACGCAGAAAGCAGAGGTAAAGAAATTATGGCAGATGTAACTAACACAACAACAGAACCAACAACTAATAATGAGCCACAGAACGAAGAACAGGCACCTAGTGTAGAAGAACTTATGGCACAGCTTGCTAGTGAAAGAGCTGAAAAAGAGAAGTATAAGAACGCTTCTGATAAAGCCAGTTCAGAAGCAGCTAAGTACAAGAAAGAACTTCGCTCAAAGCAAACAGCAGAAGAACAGGAGGCAGAAGCGAAGGCGGAAGCTGAAAAGTTGCAGGCTGAAAAGTTCGAGAACATGAGCAAAGAGCTTAATCATATGAAAGCTGTCAATGCTTATCAGAAAGTTATAGGCGATGGAAAGGATATTGATTCTTTGATTGAGGCAGTTGCAGACGCAGACCATAGCCTTATAGCAACTGTAATTGCCAATGAAGTGCAAAGACAGGTTAAAGAAGCTAAGGCAGAGTGGCTTAAATCAAGACCGGCTATTAACGCGGGCGGTGGAGAAGAAAGCACGATAACACAGGAACAGTTCAACAAGATGAATTACCACGAAAGAGTGGAGTTCAAAAATAAGAATCCAGAACTTTACAAGAAGTTCACAGAGTAGAAAACGGAGGTAAATAAACTATGCCACAGACTAAGTTAGCAAATTTAGTAGATCCACAGGTAATGGCTGATATGGTATCAGCTAAGTTGCCAAAGAAGATTAAGTTCTCACCTATTGCAAGAGTTGATACAACACTTGTAGGCAGACCAGGAAGCACAATCGTTGTGCCAAAGTATGCTTATATTGGTGACGCAGAAGATGTAGCAGAAGGTGTTGCTATGGGTACAACAGTACTTACAACATCTACAACAGAAGCAAAGGTTAAGAAAGCAGGTAAGGCAGTAGAACTTACAGACGAATCAGTGTTATCTGGTTATGGCGACCCACTTGGTACAGCTATCAATCAGATTGCTATGTCAATCGCTGCAAAGGTTGATAATGACAGCTATGACGCACTTTGCACAGCACCTATTGATTACGATGGAACAGCAGCACCTATCAGCTATTCAGCAGTTGTAGCAGCTAATAGCAAATTTGATGATGAATCAGATTCATCACTTACAAAGATATTGTTCATCAATCCAGCGCAGGAAGCTACATTACTTAATGACGATGATTTCAAGAGCAATGACAAGTATCCACTTAATGTAATTATGAATGGAACTATCGGTTCTATTGCAGGAGCGCAGGTTGTTAAGTCAAAGAAAGTTAAGTTAGTTAAGTATGAGCTTGATGATTCAACAGGAACAATCAATGTTGTGGCTGATACAACAAACGAGGATGCAACGAATGTTCACCTTGACACAGCACTTGCACATACGCTTAAGCCAAAGGGTAAGGAAATTAAGGTAGGTAGCAAGTTAAAGGCTGTTGCAACAGAGTTCTACGCTTGTCCTATTGTTATCGTATCAGCAGAAGACCCTAACGAGGACACAGGCGCAGATGGTGTATCAGAGGAAGAGAACGCACTTACAATCTATATGAAGAGAAGCGTTGAGATTGAATCAGACAGAGATATTCTTGCAAAGACAACTGTTATCTCTGGCGATGAACACTATACAGCAGTCTTAAGCAACGATTCAAAGGTTGTTCTTGCTAAGTTCGGAAAGTAAGAGGTGTTTATATGTTATTAAGACGACATAAAATCAACGCCGCAAAGCAGAGCGAAGAAGTAACAGCAGATAATGTAAGACAGGAAGCTGTTTATGGAGATGAGCTTAAGTATGAGGAAGAACAGGATAAGTTTCCTGTTCAACCTACAAACGATTACACAAAGACAGCTATTAAGCGTATGCCAACAGCGGACTTACAGACACTTGCCTTAGAACAAGGCATCGAGAACGCAATGGAGCTTACAGGAGCAGAACTTAAAGAACTGTTAATTGAGAAATTAGGATTATAGGAGCTGAAATTATGGAATACACCACATTAGAACAGGCTAAAATCAGACTTAAACAATTTCATATTGATACAGTCACAAATGATGATGAAACAACATCTGATGTGGTGGTGTTCGATAACAAAGAAGATAATCCAATAATCGAACAACTTATTAAACAGGCTACAGAAGATGTAAAGGCAAAAAGGTGTTATCCCGACAGTTACACAGATGAAATGATAACCGCGGACTTGAAGAAATTTGAGAGCGTTATTGTTAATCTGGCTGTCTACGACCATTCACAAGCAGGTGAAGCATTTATGGCAAGCTACAATGAGAATGGTGTCAACAGAACTTGGAGAGATAGAGACAGCTTATTTGTTGGGGTATTTCCTTTTGCTAAGGTTTTATAGAAGATTGTGCGTTACCAATACGGTAGCAGGCGGCACACATTAAGGGTGGTGGGCGGTGTGCCATTATTAATTATGAAAGGCGGTATATCAATGCCAACAGCAGTAATTATAAGCATTATTTCAGTTGCTTTTTCCGTCTTTTTCGGACTGTTTACGTTGGGATTTAATCTTAAGAACAACAAAAAGTCTGACAATGCAGAACTTACAGAGCGTGTAAAAGAAAATACACGCATAAATATGAAACTTGACACAATATCAAGCAATACAACAGAGATAAAGAATGAAGTTACAGAAATGAGAAAAGAACTTAATTCTCACGATAACAGGATTATTAAAGTTGAGGAAAGTGTAAAGTCGGCACACCACCGAATAGACGGATTGGAAGCACGACTTAATGAAGATAAGGAGGTATAGCAGAATGGATATTATGCAAACATTGATTGCAAATATGACAATCATATTAGCAATTGTCGGGGCATTAGCTTTTATGGTGTCTGTAATTACACAGGTAATTAAGGGCATTGGAGTATTCAATAAAGTACCTACAGATATTGTGGTATTTGTCTTGTCAATCGGTATTACTGTAGCGGCATTTGTTGCTTATATGCAGTATATTCAGATGACAATACTGTGGTACATGATTCTTGCGGCGATTATGGCAGGATTTGTTGTTGCTTTTGTAGCAATGTACGGTTGGGAGAAGCTGTCTGAACTATGGAAGCGATTTGGCAAGGATGTGAAGTAATATGCTTGACATTAATAAGCAGGCTATGAAGTATTCACTTCAAGGACAGACAGTAACTATTTACGAAAAAGATGATGACGGCAATATCCTTTATGAGGGATATACCGACACAGAGGGTAACTTCATTCCTTATCTTGATGATGAGGGAAATAAGATACCTAAAGTCCTTGAAGAGAAAACGGGTTTTTCAGAGCCAGTGGATTTTAAAGCAAACATAGCTTTCAGTGGTGGAGAAGCACAAAGCAAGGAATACGGCTTTGATACCGCTGATTTTGATGCTATTTTGCTGACAGATAGGAATACATTACCTATTCAAAAAGGCGACCTTATATGGCTTGATAGCAAACCTACATACGCATCTGACAGTCTTGTTGATGAAACATCGGCAGATTTCACGATTGTAGGCATTAAGCCAGCACTATATTCAACTAAGTATATGCTCAAAGCAGCTGTAAAGTAGGTGTATTATGGCAAGACATACAATTAATATATCCTTATCTGAAAAGTCCGTAAATGAAGCTATCAGACAGTTACAACAGTATAAGAACTGGCTTATCAAAAAAACTTCACAGCTTGTCAAAGAACTTGCAGAAGTTGGAATACCTGTCATTGATGAAAATATGGCAAAAGCTAGCTATACATATGATGAGAAAGGTGTTCGTAGCGGTTCAGACACAAGCCATCACAGTTATGTTGAAATGAAATCCGCAGGAGAATATGTTGAAGCAAAATTAATTGTAGAGGGCAAAGAACTTATGTTTATAGAGTTCGGAGCTGGCGTATTCTACAATGGAGCGGCTGGAAGTAGTCCACACGACAAAGGTGCTGTTAATGGTATGATTATAGGCTCATACGGCGAACATCACGGCGTACAAAAAGTGTGGGGTTACTATGACGATGACGGAAACTTGGTTCTTACACACGGCGTAGAAGCGCAAATGCCTGTTTATAAGGCTGATATGGAAATCATACAGAAATATGTTGAGGTAGCAAGGAGGGTGTTTAGTTAATGGCAAATGCAAACGATTGGGCGATAGACCTTGAAAACACAGTCACAGCACTTGTCAAGGCTAAAACCCTAACACAACTTAAAAAAACATATCCAAAGATAGTCATAACCAATGAGGGGGAAAACAGCGGTCAAGCAGTATTCCCAACAGTATACATTCATTTACTGCCAGCAGTAGAACAAGGACAAACGCTTGACGGACAGACAATTAACGCATTGTTAGCAACATTTCAAGTAGATGTTACCACTAACACAAGCAAGTCTGACTGTCGCAAGGTTATGTCAGTAATTACAGATACATTTAAGACAATGAGATTTCAGGGCAACGCAATGCCAGAGTTCTCAATCAGTAATAAAGTACATAAGAGTACCGCTAGACTCAGAAGAATGATAGCGGCAAATGACAGATTATTGTAACAAAGAGCAGAAATGCTCTTATTTTTTTGCAAATTTTTAGGAGGTAGACAAGGCAATGGCAAGTACAAGTTATAAAGCTAGAGTTATCTACAAGGAGCATAGCGAAGATGGTTTTGCAGGCTCATATAAGTTAATGGTTGCGGCTAAGTCAATTTCAGCACCAGTATCAGCACCTAACACAGTTGAAAGTACAACATTTGAAGATGATTCACAGACATTCTTAATGGGCATCAAAACATCTGACGCTAAGACTTACACAGGAAATCTTGAAAAGGCTTATTTACAGGACTTAATCAAAGCAGAGGGTAAGCAGTTAGATATTATTCAGTTATATGGCTCTGACGGATTAGGTGCGGTTGCTAAGTACGCATTTGTCGGACAGGTAACAGCAACACCTAATGATGTTTCTGGTACTGATTCGGTACTTGAAATGACAGTAACAGCAGTTCCTAACACTTCACCTATAGAATGCACAGACAAGCTTCAAGTTGTCGAAGCTGCTGGTGGCACATTCACAGTAACAAAGGTGGGGGAATGATAAGCCAATCGACTAAATCAAAGGCTGTGTCGATTGGTGGCACAAACGCCAAAACAGCCGACTACACATCATATCTTGATGATGTAACAGAATAATTATTTTAAAAGGTAGGTGCGGTGTAAAATCCGCACCTTTCCCTATATGGACGATAGGGTGGGGAAGGGTAAAAATTATGATGAATATTAATGTAAACGGAAAAGAATACAAAGTTGAGTTCTCTTTTGGCGCAGCAGAGTGCAAAGAGATAGTACAGAAAATGTTTTCTGTTGTTAACGGTTCTTACTTACTTGCACAGACAGATAAAAGTGTTGCACAGGCTTCTTTTGACGGCTTGGCAAATATGACAGCAGATGTGCCGGAGATTTGCATTTTAGCCATTTATGCAGGCTGTATTGATAATAACCCAGTAACTATGAATGAAGCAAAGGAACTCACTAGGGCATATATTACAGAGAAAAGAAAGACAGATAAGAGTTACGGATATAGAACATTGTTTGAAGAAATCAAGAAAGCGATGGAAGATGATGGTTTTTTCGAGCTGTCGGGGATAACAACGATGTTAGAGGAAATGGCGAACAATGTGGAAGAAGCGACACAGGAGCAGAAGAAGCCGACAGTAGTTCCACAGGACCACAAGAAAAAGCAGACTTCCACAAAATAATATGGGAAGAATACTTTGTTTTAGCCAGTTCACTAGGCGTTAGTTATTCAGACTTTCTAAAAATGACACCTAAAAAATTATTACTATACGCAAAAGGCAAAAAGATTGATAGACAAAATCGAGATGCAGAAATGTATAACTGGTTTTTTGTCTATGCAATACCGGCTATTTCTTGTGGCATTGGTGCGGCATTTAGCAAAGATACACACATTGAATATCCGAAGCAGGCTATTTTATCAGAAAAAACGGAAGAAAGCGAAGAAGATACCTACGATAAAGAGTTACAGCGAATGTTACTCAATGAACAGAAATGGGCGGCACGAGCTGAAAAGAGAGGACTACCGCCAACAATCCTATAAAGGGGGTTAAAGCGTGGAATTAGATTCGTTAGAAGTCAAAATTACCGGTACTGCCACTAAAGCTATTAATTCTGTCGATAAACTGATAAATCAGCTTACAAGGCTGTCAACATCACTTGCGACTGTGAATGGTTCATCACTAAGCGGTCTTGCGAGTGGTGTTAGTCAGTTAGGTTCTGCTATGCAGAATATGAACGCAGGAACAGCAGATTTTACAAGACTTGCTAAGAACATCACAAAGATAGGTTCTGTTGATTCAGCTGCACTAACTAACACAGCTACATCACTTCAAGCTGTCACAAAGGCAGTTGCAAGCATATCAGCTATTCCGCAAAATGCAACACAGGTCACAGAATTTGCAAAGTCACTAGGCAAGCTAGGCAGTAAGAGTATAGAAAACGCCGTTGTAAACATTCCAAAGCTAGGCAATGCTTTAAATGGCTTAATGACAACGCTATCAAGAGCGCCAACAGTAAGTCAAAATGTTATTCAAATGACTAACGCATTGGCTAATCTTGCAAGTCAAGGTAGCAAGGTGGGTACTTCTTCAAACTCACTTCAAAAGACGTTGTACGGCGTTTCTGCAAGTACTAGGACAGCAACCAAGAGCAGTTGGAACTTAGCAAGTGCAATAGGCAAGTTTTATGCCACTTATTTTATGGTAATTCGTGGCAGCAAAAAACTTATAGAAGCCATCAAATCAACAACAGATTACATTGAAGCGTTCAACTATCAAGCGGTTGCGTTTGGTAAAATTGGTTCAGAGTGGGATAAAGATTACGAAAAGTACGGATATGATAACGCAACAGCATATGCAGAGAGCTTCCAAAGCAGAGTAAATGATACTCTTGGAAAACTATCTGGCTTAAAAGTCAATGTTCAAGGTGGTTTACTTGAAGAAAGTGGAGCAAAGAACTTAGGACTTAACATACAAGAGATAACACAGTACGCTTCACAATTAGCTTCTGTCACTAACTCATTAGGGCAGACAGGCGAAGCAACAACAGCAATAACAAAGTCAATGACAATGCTTGCAGGCGATATAAGCTCACTTTTTAATGTGGACTATTCAACAGTAGCACAGAACTTACAAAGCGGCTTAATCGGTCAATCAAGGGCGTTGTATAAGTATGGTATTGATATTACTAATGCTACACTAGCGACATATGCCTATAACTTAGGCATTTCTAAGTCTGTATCAGAAATGACACAGATGGAAAAACAACAGTTAAGAGTGTTAGCAATATTAGACCAAAGTAAAGTATCTTGGGGTGATTTAGCTAATAGACGGAAGAAAGTTAATGATATAGCTTATCTTCCAAGTGTTGCATAAGAATAGAAATATCTTATGACAATCGGGCAAAATCGGTGAAGGCTAAAGTTTTCAAAACAAGCAATATGTGATATAATATAAGTATGAATAAATCTTATATTATATACAAAGTAACTAATAAAATCAATGGTAAAATATACATTGGAAAAACTTATAATCTTGAAAAAAGAAAGAAACAGCACATTGGCGATATAAACAATGGCTTGCCTTTTCATAACGCATTAAAGAAATATGGTGTTAATAACTTTGAATGGGAAATAGTTGATAAAGCAGATAATGATTCTGAAATCAGAGAAAAAGAAATACAATGGATTAAGAAGTGCAATTCTTGTATATCATTCCCAAACTCAAACGGATACAATATCACACTTGGTGGCGAGGGTGGAATATCTTGGAATTCAAAGCCTGTTCTTCAATATGACCTTAATGGGAATTACATTGACGAGTATATAAGCTCATCACACGCAAGCGTTGTAACAGGTTTACAAAGACATGATATATCCAATTGTGCAAAAGGCATAGTAAACCGTTCAGGTGAATATATGTGGCGTTATAAAGTTAGTAAAAACATTCCTAAAAAGATTGCTTCTTACTCAAAGAAAGCAAGTGCAAGGAAGCGTGCTGTAATGCAACTTGACAAAGAGGGGTTTGTTCTTAATATTTTTGATTCATTAACACAAGCAAGTCAAGAAACATCAACATCAAGAACAAGCATATCTTTTTGCCTAAGTGGTAAATATGGAACGGCAAACAATTATGTATGGATATATGCTGATGAATACAATCCAGACAAAGATTATAAGTATAATGGTATAAGAGAGGGGAAGGGCATTTACCGACTTGATAATGATAGAAAAATCGTGAACCACTTTAATAATTGCACAGAAGCGGCTAGATATATGAATGAACCCGAAAAAGTGCATAAACAGATTCACAAGGCTATCAAGACAGGAAATAAATGCAGAGGATTTTATTGGATTAAAGCTGAAAACTATGCTAATACCGAGATAACTCAATAGATTACGAACAGGCTATTGAGTATCGTAACGAGTAGGAATTGAATAAATATAATATTCCCAAGAGTGTCCGACACTACTGTATATAGGACAGTATGAGGTGGAAGTGGCTACCACCAAACCAAACATAATGATGTGGGTGATAATGTACTCTGAACTTATAGGAAACTATAAGAAGTATAGGATAAAGAGCCTATACGATAACAAATTTGACAATCAACTCCCCAAGTAATATGTTACGCCAGTTCAGTAACAATATGAAAGAGGTAGGAATGGTAGCAGGACAGCTATTCATACCAATTCTTTCAAAGGTTATGCCGGTAGTAAACGGAGTAGCTATTGCAATCAAAAGATTATTAGTCAATCTTGCTTCTTTAATGGGGGTTAAGATTGACTTTGAGAGTTTCGGACAAAGCGGATATAAAGACACATCAGACGGCTTAGAAGATATTTCAGACGGCTACCAAGATGTAGCTGATTCAGCTAAGAAAGCTACATTATCCCTTATGGGATTTGATGAAATAAATAAATTACAGGACGATACAAGCTCAAGCAAAGGCTCAAGCGGTGGCGGCGGTAGCACTATTGATTTGACAGATGATATCGCTAAGGCGGCGGCTGATTATGAAGCGGCATGGAATAAAGCATTTACCAATATGGAAAATTCCGCTGTTGCTTGGGCTGATAAGATAGAGAAAGCACTTGAACCTGTTAAGAAGATATTTAAAGACTTTGCAATTGGGGATTTTTATGCAGCAGGACAAGATACATCTAACCTTGTGGCAGGAATACTTAACTGGTTTGCAGATGCCATTGATAAAGTTCCTTGGTTTACAATCGGTCAAAAGATGGGTGATTTCCTTGCAGGAATTGATTGGACTAAGGTATTTAATGCAGCAGGAAAAGTTATTGTACAAGGTTTAAAAGGCGCTATTGAGTTATACTTAGGCTTATTATCTAAAGCACCAATAGAAACACTACTTATATCGCTCGTAGCAGTTCCTAAAGTGCTTAAGGCGATAGGCGCTTCAAGCGTAATAGCAAGCCTTACTAAAACATATAACAAGCTAAACTCATTAAGTATAATGGCAGAAGATACAGCCAGAGCAATGAAAGCAGCAAAAAACGGCAGCGCGGCGGCAGCCTCGGCATTAACATTTATGCACCCTAAAATTGCCCAGGCAACATTGGATTTCCAAGATTTTAGGAAAATCGTTAAAGATAAAGGGGCGTTTAATGTATTCAATAACGGAATAACTAAAGTTAGAAATAATATGTCATTGTTCCAAAAAGCATTACTTGGCGGAGTATCAGCTTTTGGAGAATTTAAACTTATCGAGAGTGGTTTTACCGATATAGCTAAAGGAAGCGACAACCTCGTTGCTTCAATTGCTAAAATAGCAAGTGGTGCAGCTATCGGTGCAGCAGGATTATACACAGCTTTTGGACCGGCAGGCTTGGCTATGGCGGCAATAGTTGGTGTAACAGGTGCAATCAAAGGATTTATTAAAATCCAAGACGAAATTCCAGATTATTTATCTGGATATGGAGTTATTAGAGAAGAGGTTGGCAAAACCACAAGTGAAATACAACAATCAATTGCTTCAATAGAAGAATCATGGGAAAATAATACAACAGCTGATGAAATCGAAGCTCTTAAAACAAAATACTTTGAACTGGCAAATCAAACAGGCTTAACAACTGAACAACAGAAATTACTCAAGGATATTGCACAGGAATTAGTTGAAAAAGTACCGGAATTAAGTGGAGTTATTGACACAGAAACTGGCGCATACAAGGGAACTAGAGAAGAGATTGAAAAACTGATTGACAAAAAGCAGGAAGAGTACCGCTTGGAAGCGTTAAGGGAAGATTATATTCAATTGATTAAAGATGAATATAAAGAGAAGAAGGAATTAAAGAAAATGGAAGATGCTCTCAACGACAGCAAAGAGAAGTTGAGACAGAAACAAGAGGAACTTAATAAACTGACATATAACGGTGCTTTACAGGTTGTCGAAATGACGCCAGATGAAGCTACAGCTTATGCGAGCGTAACAAGAGAAATTGAACAACTCAACAAAGAAGTTGAAGCCAATCAAGATAAGGTTAATGAAGCTAGGGGAACAGTTCAGCAAGCTACGGATGATATGCAGTTTTGTTGGAATGAATTAAAAAATACCGCTGTTGGAACTTCGCAAGATACGCAGCAGGCTATCACAAATGCGTATGAACAAGCTAAAAACGAAGTACAATCAAAACTTGGTATTATTGATTCTGACACAAGCAGTACTTTTTCAAAGTTTGGAAACATAGGCGCAAATGCAGGATCTGATTTAAGCAGTAGATTTAGCAGCAACATCAGCGATATACCATACGCAGCACAAAGGGCATACCAGAATATTATTGACAGGGTTGATGCTGGCGGAATAGGTGAAGAAACAGGAACAGAACTTATGAACGCATTAGCCGATACAATAGACAGTAACTCTTGGAGAATCAAAAATAGTTTGTCAAGCAGTTTTGCTTCTAATTTTAGTGGAGATGTTTTTGACAATAGCGGAAATTTATCAAGTAGCGCTTTTCATATTAGAATAACTCCTAAATCGTATGCAGTGGGTGGATTCCCAGATGGGGAAGATGGATTGTTCTATGCAAATCATAATGAGCTTGTTGGTAAATTCAGTAATGGTAAGACAGCGGTTGCAAACAACGAGCAGATAACAGATGGCATTAAGCAAGCTGTTATTGAGGGCATGTCAGAAGTATTTGCTAATACAAATATAGGTCAGCAAAACGGAAACATTGTTGTACAGATTGACGGACAGGAAGTGTTCAGAACAACACAGAGATATGCCAATCAGTATACAGCCATGACAGGACAGCCAGCATTCAATATTTAATAAATAAAAAGGGGCTGCCAGCCCGACAACTGACAGCCAAAAGTTACAATACCACTTAAACAAGCAGTACAAATATTATATAACACTAATTGAATTAACGCAATAGAAATATTAAGGAATGTATCAGAAATGGTGCATTCCTTTTTTAATGCCTTGAAAGGGGTGGTTTGATTGATTGACGCAGTTGTGATTGAGGGGGTTAGATTCCCAGTAGCATATAACGGCTACACATACAGCAGAAATAAGATATGGTCTAAGAATACAGGAAGAAACGATTATGGAGAAATGGTAGGTACAATCGTGGATATCAAAGACAAAGTAGAGCTTCAATTACCGCCGCTAACAGGCGAGCAGGCACTATTGCTTGATAATGTAGTAAGCGACGTAGATAACCCATTCCCAACGGCACAAGTCTTATTCTTAGGTGGTACACAAAAGGAAATGACAATATACACAGGAGATGTGACATATCCGTATCTCACAAGGGCAAAGAATGAGGACGGACTTATAGTCGGATCAAAATTAAGCTTAATTCAGAAATAAAGGAGAGTTCCACATGAAACTTAAAACGAGTGAGTTAATAGACAGATTCCAGAGCTTAAGCAACATATCGCACGACAAGACTACAGGCAGAATTGCTATGGCTGTTATGTGCAATATTAAGGCATTGGAAGAACTGTACAAGGCAACATTACAGACCATAGAAGATACTAAGGTCAAGTATGCAGATAAGGACGACAACGGCAATCCAGTTATCAACGACAATCAGTATCAGGTTACATCAGAGAACTTAAAGAAGTTACAGGAAGAATTGCAGGAAATCAATGAGCAAGAGATTGAAGTGCCTGACATGACAATGCTTCCTATGGACGCATTCGATAAATGCGAAGAAATTACACCAGCTAAATTATACTCAATTGAATTTATGATAAGCCATTAATTAATCAATAAAGGCGGTGTAGAATGAAGATATTAGACACAGCTATGACGGAAATTGTTAAGGGAAATAGTGCAAGATACTATTCTAAGTATGTTGTTGAAGGAAAAGAACATATAGAAACACTCAACAATTTCAAGTTTCAAAACATAATAAATCCCAATAACGAAATTACGATAGGTAACACTTGTGCAAGCAGTGTTACCTTTTCTATTTATATGCCAACAGTAAGCCTTGAAAATAAGGAAATTACCATATTCGAGGGCGTTAAGGTTGGCAAAGAAATTAACTATATTAAGTTGGGAATATTTACAGTTACTAAGCAGACAAGTGACGGAGAATACACAAGCTACGAAGCATACGACAGAATGTATAAGGCTGACATGCCTTACTTCTCGGATATGGCATTTCCTAGCACAGATAAAGCTATTCTTAATGAGATATGTGGCAAGTTAGGTATATCTTTAGTAACAAACATAGTCTCAGCGCATACTATCAGCGACAAACCACAAGGTTACACTTATAGAGAAATTATCGGCTATATGGCTATGCTACAAGGCTGTAATGCGGTAATTAATTCTGATGGAAACCTTGAATTAAGGTGGTATAAGGATAGCGGTTATGTACTTGACGGACATAAGTATTATCAGCAGGGTGTTACATTCACAACGAGTAAAGATTTTATTATACAGAAGCTGACTTGCAATAATACCAAAAGCGGTTCTACAGAACAAAGTCAGATTACTTCTGGTGACGGAGCGACAGGACTTAGTTTTGCCAATCCGTTTATGACGCAGGCAATTCTTGACGAAGTCTATAAAAAGATAGGTGGTTTTACATTTAGACCGCTTACAGTTAAGTTTGTCGGTGATTACCGACTAGAAGTTGGTGACATTATAACTGTCAGCAAGGGTGACGTTGATTACAAAGTGCCTATAATGCAGATTACGCACGAATGTGACGGCGGTTTGATGGATACAGTTACATCTATAGGTCAATCTGATACAGAGAATACAAGTGTAGCTTCCGGACCGGTAACCAAGCAAATGGAACGGTACTATGCTGACTTGATAACTGTTAATAAGGCATTGATTAACAAGTTAGATGTAGATACGGCCAAGATCACTTATGCAACAATAACTAATCTTAACGCAACTAACGCAAGCATTGAAAATCTTAAAACAAATAAGTTAGATGCAACATATGCAGACATTATTAATGCAAATATTGAAAACCTTAAAGCTGTTAATGCAGAGATTACAAACCTTAAGGCTAACTCTTTGACAGTTGATAAAGCCGATTTAGCCTATGCTAAAATTGATTTCGCAAACGTAACAGCTCAAGTTGTAGGAACTTCTATCATTAAAGATGGTGCAGTAACCAACGAAAAGGTACAGAGTCTGTCCGCTAATAAGCTGACAGCCGGTACTATTGACGCAAGCAAGATAATAGTTACTAACCTTAATGCTGATAATATTACAGTAGGCACAATTAATGGAAAACGCATAGGAACAGGTTCTTTGTCTCTGGATAAATTAGCTGAAAAAGTACCAACAAAAGAATATTTAGACAAGGTGCAAGAAGAGCTGCAAGGTCAAATTGACGGAAATATTGAGACATTCACTAAAACAGAAATACCTACACTTAATAATGAACCGGCTGTTAATTGGGCAGACGATGCCACGAGAAAGAAGCATATAGGTGATATCTGTTATGTGGTTAATCCGGCTTCAAGTGCAGATGGATATTCATACAGATTTGCTGATACAGGTACATTAGAAGCACCTAACTATGAGTGGGTATTAATTAAGGACAGCGATGTTACTAAGGCATTACAGGACATCATTAACATCAATGGCGAGATTACCGGTATTAAGAAGTTTGATGTTGAAATCAGTTCATGGAAAACTGATACAGACAGTGAATTATCAAGCCTTAAAACGCGAACAACTACTCTTGAAACTGACATGGGTAGCAAGGTTGATACTAAGACATTTAACGAGGTTAAGCAAGCGGTTGATGGGAACAGTTCAACAATAACTAAATTGACAGAAACATTAAACACCAAGGCTGATGGCAGTACAGTTGAAACATTGACAAATACTGTTAATACAATCAAGCAGACCGCCGATTCTAACAGCCTGTCAATATCCGGTTTATATACAGAACAAGGAAAGTTGTCAGACACAATTGATGAAGTTAATACGAAAGCTAGTGACGCTCAAGATTGGTGCCAGAATATAGAGGACAACTTGTCTGAAAACTACACCAAAACAACCTTTATGAATAATGCCATTACGCAAGCAGTAACAGCCGAAAGCAACAGCATTAGAGCTGATGTGTCAGCAACATATGCAACCAAAGACAGCCTAAAAGACTATGCTACGTCAGCAAGTTTAGAGTTATACATCAAAAAAGACCCAACTACTGGCGAACTGAAATCTGCTATTGAAGCGATTGCTGACAATATTATACTAAACGCAAAAGGCGGACTAAGCATTTCTGGCGGTAGCTCTTTAAATATTACATCTACAGGAAAGTTTGAGCTAGTGAGTAACACAGAAACCTATTTACCACCCAGCTATAACGAGATGAATGTCATTAAAAAAGCCGTGTTAAATGAAACTACTGATATGTTAAAGAAAGAACTGTACGATTTTAACTCCGATGATGTTATTGACCTATTTGATATGGTACAAGCAAAAAGATATATGCTCGGATATGACACGAAAGAAACTTTTGAAAAGTGGAAATATGCAAAAAAATCAAAAGTTACATTCGAAATAAAACCGCAGAATGCTCAAAAATGCATTTTGCTATCAGGTACAGATATGTGGGGAACTCTAAGAGAGACTTATATAGGTATTGATACTGTCAAAACAATAGGAATCAACGCATTACAAGCTTTGTTAAAAAATTTAACGGTAGTGGAAGACGAAAGTTCGTTCAGTTCAAAAAGTAATTATGCCGCTAATATAAGTTCACTCCATGTAGGAAATTTTCATACGGATTATATTGAGACTGGTTCAATCAAAGTTACAAATGTTATGGAAATGAGTTCGGAAGGAACAACTATAAAAATCCAAGATCCAAGTGATATAAGTTTAACTCATGATGGAAGAATAAAGCATCCTGCAATGTATGCTAGCAACCCTGTAACATTTGATTGGAATGGAAGCCAGTTAAATATATTTGTAGATGATACAGTAGTTGCTACATGGGACTGGGGTTCAGGCACATGGTTAAATTAGATAATTATTTTAAAAGCATGGGAATTAACCCATGCTTTTGTTTTTTAGGAGGTAATTTATGAGTAAGTTATTCGGAATTGACACATCAAGGTGGCAGGGAGACTTTGATTTCAAAGGTGCAAAGAATAATGAGGGTGTAGACTTTGCCATTATCAAGGCAGGCGGTGCTGATGATGGCTTATACGAAGATAGAGAGTTTGAGAACAGCTATAACAAGTTGGAAAGTGCAGAAATCCACAAAGGAGCCTATTTCTTTGGTAACGCATTAAGTAATGATGAAGCTGTAAATGAAGCTAGATATTTTGCACAGCTTTTAGCAGGTAAATCATTCTGCTACCCAGTATTCTATGATGTTGAAGCAGGCATGGTTACCGGCAACGACCTTACAGACATTATTATGGCATTCCTTGATGAAATGAGAAATGCAGGATATAAGAATGTCGGCTTATACTCATATGAGAACTGCATTAACAATTATGTAGACATCTCAAGAGTAAAAGAAGCTGGTTATGCCGTTTGGGTAGCAAAGTATTCAGATGCAGAACCTAGAATTGCCGTTGATTATGATATGTGGCAGTTTGGCGGAAGTGTTAATTATCTTAGAGACACACAGATTAACGGACAGACAGTAGACCAGAACTATTGTTACACTGATTATTGCACAGACCATGTAGTTGAAGACATCACAGTGCCAGACTATGAGCCAGTGCCAGATACTAAGTATCATAAAGGCGATACAGTTAAGGTTATTAACGCTATCCAGTACGATAATGGCGAGCCATTCAGAACTTACTATGATGAGTACAGCGTCTTATCAGCTAGTGGCAGAAGAGTTGTTATCGGGGTTGATGGCGTAACTACTGCTGCTATTGACGAGGATAACATCAGCCTTGTTAAGTGTATTTATGACAATGACAATGATGTCAACACAGATACAGTAAGTCGTGGTGACGGTAAGAAAGTCAGAGTGCTTAATAACATTGATTATGACGGTGCAAGATTTGCGGTATATTATGATGAATATGATGTAATTGAAGAGGATGGAGACAGAATTGTTATAGGCATCGGTACAACAATCACAGCCGCTGTCAATATTGCTAATCTTGAATTTGTCGGCGGTGCAAGCTCTGATAATACGCCTACAGATATCCCATTCAGTGAAGGCATTGAAGAGGGTAGCACAGTGAGATTTGTCGGCGATACTGATTATGATGGCACACCTATTAAGGCTTGGTTTGATGAGTATACAGTATCAGAAAGAAGTGGAGACAGAGCTGTACTTGTACATGACGGAGAATTATTCGCAGCGGTCAATGTAGCTGATTGTGAATTAGTCTAACCTTAATAAAAATACCGGGAGTGCAATGCTCCCGGTAATATTTTAATTATTCAAATCTATCATAACAGCTATAACAGCAGGAATGGTTGTTATTGTTCCGTTTGTTTTCTTAAATTCCATTCCGCCCTCAAGAAGTGTTCCATACATTGTCACATTATCGCCAACAAGCAAATTATAATCTAAATCATCTCTATAATATGTCAAAACAACAGTATCGTCATTATTGCCATCAACAGCTAAATAATAGCAAGCAATATATTCACTGGATTCTTCACCAGCATGCGTATTTCCGTCTTTATCTTCGACTTCCCCAGCATATTTTAATTCTGCTACAATATTGCCTGTCAACTTAAATTCTTTATCAATATATTTATTAGGCGTACGCTTGAGCATTTCAACAGTTATATCATCAGGGTATACACTCTTGTCTCTTGACAATAATGTTTCTTGTTCTGTCTGGACTTCACTGGTACTTTCAACATTATTATCAGAAGTGCCATTCTGACACGCTACAAGGCTCAATAAGCACATAACAAGCATAATGCTTACAATTCTCTTTATCATAGGTAAACTCCTTTATTTTCTTTCTTTTAACATTTTTTTAAACGATTCTCGGCGTTCTTTTACATTTTCAAGCCATTTAGATTGAGAATCTGACGATACTAGCTTATTATCTGAAAGTGAAAGTGATATTTCAGCGCTTGAAAAAGCGACAGAAAGTGTTTTATCATCAGCTTGTTTTTCTACTAAATTTGTTAAATTCTCCATTTTAGTGCTTGCTTCTTTTGCACTTAAAGTTCCATTTTCAAAATCATCAATAATCTGAATTGCACTACTTATCATTTCTCTATCGTTCTTAGAGTATTTATATCCATTAAACACTCCTAGATGAGCAAGCAGTGTTGCAACAATGATAACAAGAAAAATCATTGCAATAACTATACTTGACTTGCTTATTTTTTGCTTCTCTTTCATAGGCAAATCCCCCTTAAATTTAATTTTACTAATCATATCATAATATACATAATTTGTCGAATGCTGTCAAAACTTGCGATATCTTTAAGTTGATTTTTATATTATAAGTATTTATAATAATAATTGTCCGAGAGAGTTCGGACGAAATCTTCAAGTTTCGGCTAGGTGGCACTGTTTGATTGGCGTTGGCAGTGTCACCGCTGAAAACTGTTAATCTACTGGGGTAGGTTGACATAAAAGAACAGATGTTCTATAATAACACTATCGCTACCAGTGTTATATCGTGCAATAAGGGGGATATATGGAGAATGAGGAATATAAGCAGAAGATAATTGAACTAATCAATAAAACGGATGATTTATGGATACTACATCAAATATATAGATTTATCTGTAACATGACAAAAGAGAGGGGATAACCCTCTCTTTTTTACTTCTCGTCTAGTAATTTCTTTGCGATAGCTTCCAGACATTCCCAATCTTTAGGTTCAAGCCTTGCTAATGCACCAACAAGCTTCTTTTCAAAGCTGTCATCGTTTAATTCCATAACTTCATTAACAAAAGCACCAATCTCTTGTTCTCTTGTACGAGATTTAAACATTTTTCCGTTTCCGGTTCGCAGCCATTCTTCATTTACATTAAGAATAGAACATAAAACTTTAATTGATTGTTCTGAAAGATTTCTATTGCCGTTTTCAACTAACGAAATGTAGTTTTTGGTAAGCCCTAGCTTTTCAGCAAATACATCTTGCGACATTTTTAATTCTTTTCGCAAGGTTTTTATCCGCTCGTTCACACTTCTCACCTCCTTGCATATATACAATAACATTAAAGTCACACAATGTCAAACTTTTTTCGCTAAAATATGTTGACAGGTATTACTGAGTATGATATTATAATCACACAAAGTCAAATAGAAAGGAAGTGAGAACAATGAGACAGGTATATGTACTTGATGAACTCGAAAGCACATATGCAGGCAAGGCTTATGCGGAATATCAGCGTTGCAACAGTCAGAAAGCTTCAGATTTAGAAAAAGAAGTTAAAAACTTAGTGGCTGAATATAATCTGACTGCTACAGTTGCTAAAGGTTTTTTAGAATATATGAAATTGGTTATTGACGGCTGTTCATGTATTCCGAAAGAGAAATAACCTCAACAGAGTGTTCGTTTAAAAGGAAATCTCCGTCTGGGATTTCTTTTGCAAGTTTAAGCATTGCAATCATTTTATCTGAATATGGATATTCTTTTCCGCAGTTAGGGCAAATGATTTTATCGGAATTAATGTCTTCATTTACAGTGTATGTGCAATGGCAAGGACAAGAAACCTTGATTTTAACGAACATTTGAATCACCTCCTTATTATTTAATAAGGAAATTATATCACAGAAAGGAAGTGAATTGAATGAGTGAAAAGGAAAAGGAAATCATCAAGAAGTTATCCGATACAATACCGAAACTTGATGATAGCAAGAAAAATTACATTCTTGGCGTTGCCGAGGGAATGGCAATGGTAAGAGAGAGCGAAAAGACAGAAGGAAAGGAGTAAGAATGGAAAGAGAATTGAAAGAATTAATCCAGATTGAAAAGAAAAGAAACTCCTTGCTTGAAGAAATCAACCGGTCATTGAAGAAACTTGCAAGCAAGGAAGATAAAGAGTATCAGAGTGAAGTTGGCAAATCAGCTTTTAATCTTGATTGAGCCAGTTATGGTAATGTTCCAACATTTCCATAATACCAATTTCAACCCACGCACGACGAATAAACTCGTGTTCTTCAGCAATGTCAGCAAAGTTTTGTTTTTCAGTAGCAGACATTACTTTCTGATGAATTGAAGAATGAATTTCATTGCTATTAGAGCTTACAAAAGCTTTGAAATCTTCAAAATTTTTCACAATCCCACCTCTTTTCTATATAAAAGATAAGAGGATTATATCACAAAAATGCAGAAAGGAGTTATATGGATAATTTACAGATTTTTAGCAATTCAGAGTTTGGAAAAATAAAAGAAATCGAGAAAAGAAACAAGGATAAATATACAGGTTTCTTTTATATTTTGGAATACGGCAAATTTGTAAAGATTGGAAGTACAAAAAATCCATATCAAAGGTTAATGGCATTAAAGAGAAATGCTGTTAATTATGGGGAATGGGAAATAGGGAAAGTTGCTATAAGTATTCCACATACGAATTATGTCGAAAACGAAAAGAAATTGCATGAACACTTTAAAAGCAAAAGGAAGCAGGGAAGTGAGCTGTTTGATTGCAGATTTGATGATGTGCTGAATAGCGCCAAAGCTGTTGTTGCATACAAAGATGATTCAGGAAAAATGGAATTAAAGGCAGAAGCATTTTTTCAAGGATTGAAGAATTTTGTTACAGGAGGTGCAAACCTATGAACGACTTACAGATATTTAATAACAAGGAATTCGGCAATGTCAGAGCAGTGGTTGTGAATGATTTGCCGTGGTTTGTTGGAAAAGATGTTTGTGGAGCGTTTGGAGACACGAACTACAGAAGAAGTCTTTCAAACATTGATGAATCTGACAAGGGTGTGTCACAAATTGATACCCCAGGCGGAAAGCAGAATATGGTGGTTATCAATGAAAGCGGTTTATATTCTCTACTTTTTCAAATGCAGCCACAAAAAGCGAAGGGTGTGTCACAAAATGACGCCCTTATAAATGAAAGAATAGAGAAATTACACAGATTTAAACACTGGGTTACATCAGAAGTCCTTCCATCAATCAGAAAGAACGGCGGCTACATAGCAGGGCAGGAAACAATGTCTGATGAAGAACTCATGGCAAAGGCACTTCTTGTAGCCAATAACAAGATAGCTGAAAGAGATAAGATAATCGAACAGAAGCAGGCAAGAATTGAACAGATGAAACCTAAAGAGATTTTTGCGGACGCAGTAGCAACAAGCCATACATCAATCCTTGTTGGAGATTTAGCAAAGTTGATTTGTCAGAATGGTGTGCAAATCGGGCAGAAGCGATTATTTGTATGGTTAAGAGATAAGGGCTATCTGATTAAGAGTGGCAGTTCTTACAATATGCCGACGCAGAGGTACATTGAGCAGGGGCTATTTGAAATCAAGGAAAGCAACCTTGTTAATCCAGATGGAAGCGTAAGAATTACACGCACGCCAAAGGTAACAGGCAAAGGACAGGTTTACTTTGTTAATAAGTTCTTGAAAGGAGATAACAGTGTTTCCATTTGATGATTCATTAACTTTTGATGAAATACAGGGCATTACAAAACATGAAAGCAAGAGAGTTATTGCTGTTACAGGCGGCATAAGTGACAAAGGCTTAATCAATGAAGTCTGCATGGATATATATGCGCAGGTAGAACGCGAAGTCGGGTGTCGTTTTAGTTGCATTAAGCGTGATGATTTAGCAGATGTGCATGAGTTCATTGATTCTTACGAACCGCCATTGTGCCTAATGAAAAGGATAAAAGAATATGAAAGAAAAGATAATTAACATATCCGCAACATTGGCAGGAATCAGCCTTATAGCGTTGATTCTAAGACCGGTACAACCGCAAGCTAAGATTAATCAGCAGAGTGCAGTGTTAAGTGAATGCTACAACTCACATGTTGATTATAAGGTTGAAACTGGAGAGATAAGTGTTGATGAATATGAGCTGTCGCTCATGGCACATTTACTGATGGGCGAATGCGGAGCGACATGTAACGACGATGAAATGCTATATCTTGCAGGAGCCGTTGTTTTGAACCGAGTACAAAGTGAGTATTTCCCTAACAGCATTGAAGAAGTTATCTATCAGTCAGGGCAATATCAATGTATAGAGCTTATGAACAGTGGATTCTATAAAGAACCAACAGAAAGGTGTTGGAGAATAGCAGAAGAATTATTAATAAGCGGATATGACATACCTAGCAATGTGTTGTATCAAGCTGAATTTAAACAAGGTAGCGGCGTTTATAAGAAAGTGCAGAACATGTACTTTTGTTACAGATAAGGAGTTTGTTTATGGAGAAAAGAATAAGAGAAGAATTATTCAACTTAGGTATTCTTTCTAACAGAAAAGGTTATGCATACATCGTTGATATTATGAGCAATCTTGATTCTGCATTAGCAATAGATGGCGAGATTAAGAAAGTTGCCGAGAAATACGGCAAAAGTAAGGATTCTATTGGAAGTGCAGTAAGAAATGCTGTTAAGACAGCAAATCATAGCCTTGAGGTATGGAAAAATTACGATTGCTTAACAACAAAAGGATTTCTTACAACAATGTATTACAGAACCAGAGAGGAGAGTGCCAATGAGTAGCATAAAAAGAATCATTAAGTTGAATAGAAACAGGCAGAGAGCCATGAGAGAAAAGGATTTTAGAAAATTCCATTCTTTCAGCTGCAAAATCCATTTGATTGAAAGAATGGATAAAGTACCAATAGGAAGTTACATATTGAAGTAAGGAGAGAAAGAAATGGAAAATGTAATTAATAACAACAATATCACATTAGTAGGAGTGATTGAGAGAAAACCAGAATATTCACATGAAGTACTTGGCGAGGGGTTTTATGTATTCATGCTCAAGTGTTCAAGAACAAGCGGCAACAAGGATACATTACCGGTAATTATATCGGAAAGACTTACTGATATCACAAAAATTAAGGTGGGACAGGTTGTATATGTAGCCGGACAGATAAGGAGCTTCAACAGGCATATTGATGATGTGAAGAGCAAGCTGATTTTATCTGTATTTGTAAGAGAGCTTGAAATACTGGCACAGGACGCAACAGAACTACCATTTGAGGAAAATATTAATACAGTTATACTTGACGCTCATATCTGCAAACCGCCTGTATACAGATGTACTCCAAAGGGCAGAGAGATTGCAGATATCTTGGTAGCAGTAAACAGACCATATGGCAAATCAGATTACATACCATGTATAGCATGGGGAAGAAATGCGAGATTTGCGGGTGGACTTGAAGTTGGAGAACACATCCAGATTCAGGGAAGATTCCAGAGCCGTGAGTACACTAAGAAGATAAGTGGCAATGAGATTGAGGCAAGGGTTGCTTATGAGGTATCAGTAAGCAGGATTGATTACGCAGAGGAGGGCGAAGCTAATGAGTGATATTACAGTAAGAGACTTGGCAGGCATGGCTCTTGATGAATATGCAACATGCCAGATATGGACGCCATTACGCGGAACTGTGTTTGATGGCTCATTTGATGAAGCTAAGGATTCAGATTATGCAGATATAATGGTCGATAACTTCCAGATTGAAGATGGTGTATTTGTAATGAACGTTTAATTAATAAGGAAAGGATATTGTTTATGAAAGCAACTTTAAAAAGAGTAGTATTAGAAAACTTTATGTGCTATGCACACGCAGAATTTGATTTTTATGCCATTACAAAGATTATGGCTAAGAATGGCAAAGGTAAGTCAACTATTGCCACAGCTTGTCTGTGGTGCTTGTTTAACTGTGACTATGAATTAAAGGATAACCCGGTTGTCAGACGAGAGATTGACGGAGTATCAGTTGATGATATGGACACAAGTGTTGAACTTATACTTGATGTTGACGGAAAAGAAATCACTATGAAGAAAGTACAGGTCCGTACATATAACAAGGATAAGACAGGTTATAAGGATGATAACTCATATTACATTAATGATGTGAGAAAGAATCTTAAGGATTTCAACGCATATCTTGATGTGGATATGAATGTATTTAAGATGTGCAGTAATGTAAATGCATTCCTTAATCAGAAACCGGCTGAAATGAGAGAATACCTATTCAGCCTTGTAGGAAATGTTACAGACCTTGATATAGCTTCACAGAAATCTGAATTAGCCGAGTTAGTTCCTTTATTAGAGAAGTATACAACAGAGGAATTAACCGCTATGAATAAGGCTACAAAGAGCAAGATTACAAAGGGCTTACCTATTCTTGATGGACAGATTAAGGAAAAGGAAAGAGATATACAGCTTAAACATACTATTGAAGTATCTGACCTTGAATTACAGAAGAACAGCCTTAAAGAACAGATTGACAGTTGCATTGCAAAGGAGACCGATAATGACAAGCTGTTAGCTGAATATGACAAGGCTAGTTTAGATATTCTTAACTTGAAGTTTGAGCTTAGTGATATGAGCCGTAAAGCCAATGAGGACAGCGTTAAGGCTAGGAGAGAGATTGAGGACAAGATTTCTGATAAGCAGTTTCTTATTAGGCAGACAGAAAAGACTATTACTGATACAAAAAAGAGCATTGAGTATCAGCAGAATACCATTGAGAGCATAAATAAGAATTTGCAGGATATAAGGGATAAGTGGAAAGCAGAGAATGAACGCAAATTTGACGAAAACAGCCTTATTTGTAGTTACTGTGGACAGGAATATCCGGAGGATAAGAAAGAACAGTTAAGAGCCGATTTTGATAGCCACAAGGCAGAAGAGTTAAAGACTATCACAAACAATGGCAACCTTATTAAAGGCAAACTTGATGAAAATAAGAAAATTCTTGAAGATTTGCAGAAAGAGTTACCACAGCATAAAGAAAGCCTTGAAATGCTGAACACAGCCATTACAGACCTTAAAAAGCAGTTATCAGAACTTCCACAGGAAATTGATGTGACAGCCACAGAAGAATACAAGGCACTTGAACAGCAAATTACTGAAAAAGAACAGGCTATGCACAAGGCTAACGATATTTCAGCAGTTAAGGCAGAATTAAAGGCGCAGGAAACAGCTTTAAGGCAGCAGTTAGCAGAATGCGAAAGTCAGATTGCAAAGTCTGATACGGCAGCAGATGAACAGCGACTTGAAGAATTAAAACAGACAAGGATTGATAGTGAACAGAATAAGGCTAATGCCGAGAAAGCCCTTGATTTACTTGATGAATTAGACAAGGCAAAGAATGAAGCCTTGACAGAAGCCGTAAATAGTCATTTCAGTTTGGTTAAGTGGCAGTTGTTTGAATATGCCAAGAATGGCAATTACAAGAGTTGTTGTATACCTACTGTTGACGGAAAGAGCATTTTAACAACTATGAGCAATAAGGGCAACAGGATTTTAGGCAGAGTTGATATTTGCAACTCCATTCAGAAGATTAGTGGTATATCAGTGCCAGTCATTCTTGATGACACGGAAAACTTAGATAAAGCAAATCAGAAAAGGATTGCTGAAATGGTGGATAGCCAGTTGATTATGCTGATTGTTAATGATAGTGAGAAATTAGAGATTGTGGAGGGATAAGCACTATGAATGATAGATATGTTGTAGAGCGTGAATTTGAACACGCAGGATACAAATGTGTTGTCATATTTGGAAGTTTCGGGCACAGATGCGGTTATGTCGGCATTCCAAAGAATCATCCATTATATGGAAAGGATTACAGTGATTACCTTGAAATCAAGAAAGCTGATGTCGGAGACAGAGAAGTAAGCGGGATTCTTCCTTTGCTTGGTGCTTGGCTAGACGAAGATGAAAGAATCCGCATTGAAGCATATTTTCAGTGTCACGGTGGCATTACATATGCAGGTGGTGGAGAACATTCAAGTTATCCAATCGAGAGTGATTTGTGGTGGTTCGGATTTGATTGCGGACACGCAGGAGATAAGTCGGATTTGGATTATGCGATGCAGAAGTTTCCAAGTCATAGAAAAGGGTATCAACTACAAAAAATGGTTGAAAGTAAATATCCGGTTGATGATGTTATCCGCACCGAAGAATATGTTGCGGATGAGTGCAAGAAGTTAGCGGAACAGTTAAAAGAGTTTGAAGAAAGTGAGGAATAATTATGGCAGAGAATACAGCAGTTGCGGAAAAGAAAGCATTTACCACTTCTCTAAGCGAGTGGAGCAATACAATGACAGGACTTATTATCAATGATTATAAGGCTGTTGGAATGGATATGGACGATTACGCCAAGGAATGTGCCATGGAAGCCATGACAAGCATTTTTAACCTTGTTAAGAGCAATCCTAAGGTTAACATGAGAAACCTTGATACAAGTAATTTAAGGGGCATTGTTAAGCGTTGTGCAAGCCTTAAACTTAACGCAAGTGCATATCCGAGAGAATGTTACTTCCAGCTGCGGAATGTGAACATCGGGAAAGATGCCGACGGAAAAGAAATTTGGCAGCAGCAAGTTGAAATGGGCATTGAAGGAAGCGGCTATGATTCTTTGCTTGTCAACTATGGAAAAGATGTTAAGCAGGTATATCCATATTGGGTAATTAAAGAGGGCGACAAGTACATACCGCCTAAGCATAAAGGACTTACAGTTACAGAACCAGAGTGGGAAGAAAGCGGATTATCTGATAAAGCAGTAAGAGTTGTATATCCTGTTAAGCTGTTAGACGGAACAGTAACATATCTTTCTGCTGATAGAGACAGCGTTAAGGTAAACCTCTTATCTCACGTAAAGCAGAATATGTTGAATGCTACATTTGGAATTATTACAGGTACTAAAAAACAGTATGGGAAAGAAGTTGCAAGAACTAGATATGATGCAACACCGGAAGAAAAGGCAAAAATTAAAGAGAAAAAGGAAGAAGTTCTCAATGCCTTAAGAGCGTGCAAGACAGTAGATGAAATGCTCGAATGCGAGCTCGCAAGACCTTTTATAAGCGGTGCTTGGCTTGATACTCCAGAGAGCATGATACAGAGAAAAATGTGTAACAATGCAACAAGGAAATATCCTAAGAACT